CCGATCTGGTAACGCGACTCGCGTCGTTTTTTTATGAGCGAAGGATGACACGGACCTGTCGTGTCGCGCCATATGGCTGACACCGCCAATTCCCTCAACGCCCAGCGCGCCGCCTTCTGGCGCGTGGACCTGCGCACGATTCAGCGGTGGGTCGCGCGCACGCCGCCGCTCCCGGTAGACGACCCGGCGGCGATGCTCGCGTGGGTCGCTTCCCAGCCTTCGGTCATCCAGGCGAAGCTCTCGCCTTCGTTCCGCCGGCGCATCGATGAGCTGCGCATCGAGGCGGCGCGGGCGCCGGCCAGCGCCGCGACCAACGACGTCGGCTCCTCCTCCGCGCCACCGACCGGCGCCCCGCACGATCCCGACCGTGCCGCGTTCCTGGCCGCCCGCGCCGCTGCCGCCACGCCCACGGCGGCCGGCGTCCCCGCGCCGAACACCACGTACCTCCGCGATCTCATCCAAGAGCGCGATTTCGCGATCTTCAAACTTCAGCGCGCCAACACCACGAACAACCTCCCCGTAATAAAAGACGTCACCGAGGCCATCACCCGCCTCTCCGGCGTCATTCACGATGAGGAGCTGCGCGCCCAGCGCCTCGGCCGCGAGATCGGCGACATCATTCCGCGCGCCGACTACGAGCGGCAGCTCCGCGCGCTCGCCTACTGGCTGGTCCGCACGGTCGACGATGCCAAGGCCGCGCTCGCGCCTCGCCTCGCCGCCGCCTCCGCTACGGGCCCGCTTTTCCGCCAGGAGGTCGACGCCATTCTCGAGCCCGTCCTGCTCACGACCCGCGTCCTCGAGCCGCTCCGCCGCTCCACTGATCTCGCCGCCGGCACCGGCGCCGCGCTCCCGACGTGGGCTCTCGCCGCCATGCGCGCCGCGCTCGCCGCCGCCCTCGAGGATCCGGACGCGCCGCCGCCGGCATGAAGCGCCTCTCCACCCTCACCTTCGCCCGTCGCGCCTGCGCCCGCCTCGACAACGGCGCCAAGCTCCGCGAGGCCCTCGACCTCGCCCTCGCCGGCGACATCCTCGCCACCATGGACGCCCACGATGGCGCCCGCTTCTTCATTCTCGGCTGCTACCAGTCGCTGAAGTCCGCCCTCGGCCAGCTCCGCCTCGCCCGCAACCACTGGATCCGCCCCCGCCCCGCCGGCTGGTACGCCCCCACCATCGATTTCGCCAAAAAGTTCGCCGACGAGAAGCTCAACCCGCTGCTCGAGGCGATCTTCACCGCCAAGGACTCCGATTTCATCAACGTCGCGCTCAAGCAGCACAAGCTCTACTGGAAATTCACCAGCGGTTCGCACCATATCCTCTCCGCGAATACAGAAAACGACCGCACCGGCGCCACGTACTGCGATCTCTACTTCGACGAACCCCACCTCTACGAGCCGGGCTGGATCGAGCAGGCCAGCAACCGCCGCGGCGCGTACACGGAGTCGCAGGAGTTCACCGAGACCTTCATGTCCACCGGCCTCACCGATGGCGAGGGCGCCACCGGCTCCGAAGCCGTCGGCATCTGGAAATCCACCGACCAGCGCACCTGGCACGTCCGGTGTCCGTCGTGCCGCAAGTTCTTCGAGCCGCTCTATCTCCACCGCGAGAAGGAGGACGACCCCGAATCCCCCATCATCGGCGGCATCCGCTACACCAAGGCCTTCGATGCCGACGGCCTGCCCGACAAGAACGCCATCGCCGCCACGCTGCACCACCAGTGCCCCCGCTGCCAGGCCGTCCTCCCCGATTCCCAAGCCTCCCGCCTCGCGCTTTCCGGCACCTGCGACCGCCCCGTGGGCCTCTACGTCAGCAAAAACGCCAACGCTCACGCGCGCTGCTTCGGCTGGACGTTCCCCGCCCTCGCCATCCGCCCCTGGATCGACACCGCCTTCAAATTCGAGAAAGCCCAGCTCGCCCTCAAGCGCGGCGACCTCGAGCCGCTGGGCAAATGGATCCGCGAGGAGATGGCCGGGGTCTGGATCCCCGAGAAATACCTTCGCACGCAAAAGGCCCGCCCGGTCGGCGACTACGATATGCAGACCGACGCCACCGAGGCCACGCCCTGGGCTGGCGAGGCCCTCGACCCCGACGGCCGCCCGGTCCGCTGTCTCACCTGCGACGTGCAGCAGGACTATTTCGTGCCGCTCGTGCGCATGTGGGGCAAGTCCGGCAGCCGCCTGCGCCACGTCTCCAAAGTTACCTCACCGTCGGCGATTCGCGACATCCAGCTCCGCCACGCCGTGCCCTCCGAGCGGGTCTTTCTCGATGCGCGCCACGACTCCGAGTACGTCCGCCGCATCTGCGCGCCCTACGGCTGGCGGGTCTTCATGGGCGAGAAGGACAAGGCCACCGGCTACCACCACCCCGCCACCGGCACGTATCGCATCTACGACGAGCCGCGCTGGATCAACGCCTGGCAGGGCACCGCCCACGCCCCCGTCAATGTCGCGCAGATTCTCTTCAACAAACAGAAAGCCCTCTCCCGCCTCCACCTCGTGCGCACCCTTGGCGGCCCCGACGGCCAACCACAGTGGACCGCCGCCCGCAACGCCCCCGACTGGTACTTCAAGGAGATCGACGCCCACTACCGGATCAAGAAAACCACCGACGAGGGGCAGATCTACTGGGTCTGGCACGGCCTCCACGACGACCACGCCGGCGACGACGAAGCCATGCAGGTGGTCTTCGCCTCCATGGCCGGCCTCATCGGCGCCGAAAGCATCGAGACCGTGGCCACCGATCAGCCCAAAGCCTGAATTTCTCCGCGCCTCCGCGCCTCTGCGCGAGACCCGGTTTGACACGTTCGGCGTGGTTACATCTCCGCTTCTCCCTGACCCCGGCCGGCGCCCTGCCGCCGGGGTTTTCCGTTTTCCAATGCCTCAGCCCACCGTCACCGCCGGCCTCTACCGCTTCTTCACCCTGGCTCAACTGAACCAGGAGCGGCTGCGCTACATCGCGGAAGTGCAGAAGAGCAACACCCAGCTCACCGGCGCCAGCATCAACGGCCAATCCTTCCAGTTCCAGGTCGGCGGACGCGAGCTCACCCTCGAGCAGTGGGGCGACGCCCTCGCCGCCGCCTACGTCTCCCTTGGCATCACCGACTACGGTTTCCCCACCTCCAACCGCGCCGCGCTCCGCTTCGCCTGATGCCTTCCGCCACCGTCCCCGGCTTCGCCACCATTCTCGACTCCCGCGGCAATCCGATGTCCGCTGGGCCGTCCGGCACGATGTATCGCCGCACCGATCGCGACGACAAGCTCCGCCCCGCCCCGCCCAACCACTACGGCGACTACATCGACCTACTCTCCCCGCGCCGCGCCAAGCAACTCATCAGCGAGTCCCGCGCCATCGGCACCCGCGGCCAACCCGCCAGCCTCCTCGAGCAGAAAGCCGATTACGTCGCCGCGAGCGATTTCCGCCCCACCTTCCTCGGCACCGATGCCAACTATGGCACCACCGCTCTCCCCCTCCTCGAAGACGCCCTAAAAATCTGCAACCTCCGCGGCTGGCTATTCGATTGGAAAACCACCTGGCGCCTGACCATCCCCGCCATGGCCACCAGCGGACGCGTCTACGTCCTCCTCACCACCTGGCCCGACACCGACTACCCGGCCCTGCAAATCCTCGAAGCCCACCGCATCGGCCAACGCGACGACAGCAAAGAGAAAGTCGAAAAAGATGACGCATACACCACCACCCCAGATGGCTCACGCATCCGCGGGGCTTATCGTGACCTTCGGATCAAAAACGGGATCATCTACAACCCCTCCGGCACCGAGGTTGCCTATCGGGTTCTCGGTCCCGACCCAGATGGTCGCGATGATCAGGACATCTCCGCTCGGGATCTCTTTCCCGTCGCCCGCCCGCGGTCATTCTCTGAAGGAACTACACCTCCTGAAATCGCCCCCGCCCTCTTCGACTTCATCGGCCTCGAGCTCGCGCAAAGCGCCGCGCTGACCTCTCAGATCAACGACGCCAAGCTCACCGTCGTCGAAACCAACGAGACCGGAAAAGCCGATCCCAACCTCGAGCTCGCCGGCATGGCGCCGAAGAACCTCGACGGCACCCCCACCCAGCTCGTCGACCAAGGCGAGTGGCGGTACGTCAAAAGCGGCAAGGGCAAGCTCGATTTCCCCGCGCCCACCCGCCCAACCGACCAGTGGCAGAATTTCGACCAGCGCATCCACTCCCGCGGCGCCGCCGGCATCCGCTGGCGCTCTGAAATGCTTGACCCCGCCGCGCTCAAGGCCGCGAGCAACCGCGCCCTGCAGGATCAGATCAACACCCTGATCCGCGAATCGTTCTCCACCGTCGCCAAAGGCGCCGGCCGCGCCCTCGGCTACATCGCCGCCAAACTCACCGGCGCCCCCCTCAACGTCCTCCCGCTTCACGCCGAGTCCCGCATGTGGGGCATCGCCACGCCCCCGTGGTTCGAAGTGGATCGAGCTTCTGCCAAGTACGACATCGAAGACGTCGCGGCCGGTCGCGTTTCAATGAGCGAGCTGCACGCCCGCGACGGCAAAAGCAGCGAGGAAGTCTTCCACGCCCGCGCGCGCACGTACCTGCTCGCAAAAGCGATTGCCACGAAAAACAAGATCCCGCTGGAGATCGTACTCGGCGACCTCGGCTTTGTCGCCGGCCGCACGGGCTTCTATCCGCAAAACGATCCGATGCCCGATCCGACCGCGCCTCAACCTAAAGCGGACCCTGCAACTGGCGGCGCCGCGCAGGGCCGCGCCGGCGACATCAACATCAACCTTTCGCACAGCGACGCTAAGCGCGCCCCGCGCAAGCTCAAGGTCACCCGCGACGAACGCGGCGAGATCGCGAACATCACCGAAGAATTCACCGAATGAAAGCCTCCATCGTTGCTCGCAACGCTCAGCTTGACGCCTTGGCGGCGCTTGCCGACAGCGGCTACCTCCGGATCTATTCCGGCTCGCCGCCCGCCACGCCTGAAACCGCTGCCAGTGGCGTCCTACTCGCCGAGCTGCGCCTTAACGCCACGGCCTTCGGCGCCGCCGCGTCAGGCGTAATCACCGCCAATGCCATCACGTCCGACTCCTCAGCCGATGCCACGGGCAGCGCGGGCTACTATCGCGTCCTGCAAAGCGACGGCACGACGGTGCTGTGGGATGGCTCCGTCAGCACTAGCGGTGCCGATCTCAACCTGAACAGCGTGGCCATCCAGTCGGGCGCGACGGTCTCGATTTCCGCGCTGACCTACACCCTCCCGACCTAATGGCCATCACGGTAGACAGTCTCGCATCAGCCCTCGCGTCCGCGCAAAGGCTGATTTTTCAGAAGACGACCACCGCTGCCAAGTCGGCAGGCGCCTTTCAATCTTGCTGGCTTGCCGCCGGCAACCCAGGTGCTGGCTCTGCGGCCCCGGCGTACACGGCCGGCAGCGGTTACACTTGCTCCAAAACGACTAACGGCGCCATCGTCAACTACGCCAATTCCGCCGGCGGTGGCCTCGTCAATCGGATCGGCAGGGCGCAAGCGTCGTCGGCCATCATCGGCAAGCTCATCTTGGTTGATCGACTGTGGTCCTGCAGTGGCATGGGTTTCGCCGCCTCCACCTATTCAGTGACTACGCCTGGCAGCCTTCCGGCGCGGATCACCGACAACGGCGTCGGCGTGGAGGCATGGGTTGAGCAGTTTGTCGCAGCCGGCAATGCGTCCGGCACCCTCACGCTAAACTACAAAAATGTAGCCGATGCCTCAAAAGCTGGCGTGATCGCTGCCGTTGTCTCCGCTCCGGTCGCCGGCCAGATGCAGCCAATCCCGCTGCAAGTGGGCGACACCGGCATCCGATCGGTCGTCTCCGCCGTCAACTCCGCCACGTGGACCTCCGGCACCTTTGGCATCACGCTCGCCAAGCGCATCGTGGAAATTCCGATTCCGCTTGCTGGTGTTGGCCAGGTGCTCGACTACGCCGCCGCCGCGCTCGCCCGCGTGCCCGACGACGCTTGCCTCATGGGCATCTGGCAGGCGGGTGCAACCACCGCTACCTTTATCGATGCCGGCTTTGCGGTCTTAGACGTGGGCTGACCATGAACGGCACGCTAAACATCTTTGGCAGCAAACGGCTCAACCGGCCGAATGCCGACGGCGTAAACCCGGCGCTTGCCGAGGTGACGCGGCTGGAGATGTTTGGTGTGCCCGATATTACCGGCACCAGCGCCACCACGGCCACTGCAGCGACCAGCGAAAGCGCCGGCGTCCTTATCTTTGTCGGCGTCAGCGAGCCCACGGCCACCGCCGCCACGGTGTTGGGCGAAGGCGTGCTGATTTTCGAAGGTTTCGCGGAAAACCTCGCGGCCCCCGCCACGACGACGGCCAGCGGATCCGCCGGCGGCGACGTCGAATCTCCGCCCGCTTCCAGCTCCAGTGGCGCTGGCATGGTGAAAGTCCATCGCGACCGCGAGGTGCTGCGGCACACTGGAGAATCGCACGTCACCGCACCGTCCGCCCTCTCTGTTGCGCGCGGCCATCTCCAGATCAAGATCGAGGGCACCGCGCACGCCCTCGCCCGCCCGCCCCGCGGTCGGGGGCTCGCGCGTCAGCGTTTTGCCGGTCGCAGCCAGGTTTTGGGCCAGCCCGTCCGCGTCGTCGCTACCGGACAAATTCAGCACCAATTCACCGGCCGCAGCCGGGTCATGCAACGCCCGGCGCGCAGCCTCACCGCCGGCTACGCCACCCGCGGGCGGAGCGAGCGCGATCTGCTCACCGCGTTTTTCCTGTAACCCCAATTTCCCATGCGCTTCACCCACCTCGCCGAGCAAATCTACCATCGCCCGTGGTTCATCACCGCGGAAGCCCACGCCGCCATCCGCACGGTCTTCGAGCGCGCGATGTCGTCCGGCCTGCTGGACTCCCGGCTGGAGGAGTCCTCCCTCCTCGACCTGTTCCCCAAGCGCCGCCCGCTCACGATCGACGACGCCACCGGCATCGCCTCGATCCACGTCATGGGCCCGCTGGGCAAGAACCTTTCCAAGATCGAGCAATCCTGCGGCGCCACGGGCTTCGAGCAGATCCGCGCCGACTACGCCAAGGCGCTCGAGAAGAGCGCCCGCGGCATCCTCCTCGATTTCGATTCCCCCGGCGGCACGATCACCGGCACGCCCGAGCTGGCCAACTTGATCGCGTCCAAGCCGCTGCCCACCGTCGCGTACACCGAAGACATGATGGCCTCCGCCGCCTACTACCTCGCGAGCGGGGCCGACGTGATCGTCGCCAGTCCGTCCGCCTCGGTCGGCTCTATCGGGGTGTATATCCCCTGGATGGATACGTCGGCCGCCTATGAGCGCGCCGGCTACAAGCCCGACCCCATCGTCAACACCGGCGGCGATCTCAAGGCCATCGGTTTCGGCGGCAAGCTGAGCGACGCCCAGCGCGCCCATCTGCAGGAGGAGGTCGACGAAGATTTCGACAACTTCCAAGCGCACATCCGGCAACACCGCGACGTCCCCGACAGCGCCATGCGCGGCCAGGTAATGAGTGGCAGGAAAGCACTCGAGTCCAACCTCGTCGACCGCATCGGCGAACGCGACGAAGCCTTCGCCGCCCTCGCCCTGGCCATCGCCGCCGCCTGATTCTTCCCAAGGCTTTTAACCACAGATGAAACCGGATCCAAACCGGATCAATCCATTCGGCTTGGTGCCTTTATCCGGTCTGGATCCGGTTTGATCTGTGGTTAAAAGCCCGACCCCTTGACATCCTCACTTCAAGCAACCGTACCCATGCCCTCCTTTCCCGATCTCCTCGCCGCTCTCGGTCTTGCCCCGAAAAACCTTCCGCAGGCCAAGGAGGCGATCGACGGCGCCAAGGCCACGCTCGACAGCGTCGCCGCCCTCTTCACCGCCGCCGGCCTCAACCTCGAGCAAATGCTCGCCGCCGGACCCGACGCCCTGAAGGCCCACCTCGAGTCACTCGACAACGCCGAGGAACTGGCCACCGCGCTCGATGAGGCGGGACGCCTGGGCGAACAGCTCACGGTGGCAGAAGCCAAGCTGGTCGCATCCGCCGCCCAGCTCGATTCGCACGCCGCCATCTTCGCCGCCATCGGCTTCAAGCCGGCCGGCGCTGCCTTGCCCGAAGTCATCAAGGGTGCCTTCGAGGCTCATGTCTCGAAGGCCACCACCCTCGCCCTCGCCAAGACCGGCCACCCGCCCGCGCACGTTCCCGCCGCAGACGCAGCGCCGGCCGCCGCCCAGCCCACCCTCGCCGAACTCCACGCCCAGTGGAAAGCGATGAAGCCCAGCCCCGAGCGCCTCAACTTCTTCAGCCAGCACGAGGCCGCTATCACCTCTTTCGAGCGCAACCACGCTTGACCACGTAGCGGGAGCATCCTGCTCCCGTTTCCCTCCGTCCCAACCCACCACTTCATCACATCACGTAAAACGACACGGGCTGGCACCCACCCATGTCTAGCTTTTCCGTAGATCTCGTCCTCGACCGCGTCTCCAAGCGCACGGTCACCTACCTCGGCAACGTCTTCGCGCCGCTCAACGCCTTCAGCACGGATTTCTCCAACGAGGAATACACGCAGGGCCAGAACGTCCGCTTCCAGGTCGCCAACGCCGGCCCGACGGTCCAGACCAACCCCACCAACTGGGAATCCGGCACCTGGGGTCTGACCAACGTCAACATCCTGGTCAACCAGTACTCGGCGTCGATGTCCCTCACGCCGCGGCAACTCAACAACGAGTTCCGGCTCGATCAGGCCATCGACGTCGGCATCCAGGCCATCGCGAACAAGTTCATGGACGTCGCGTTCACGCCGCTCACGACGACCAACTTCCAGAACCTCACGCTGACGCTGGCCAACCTCACGCAGGCCAACCTCGCCAGCACGCTGCAGCAGGCGTGGGCCATCACCGCCAAGGGCCAGACCAAGAGCGCGGTCCTGGATGCGACCAGCTACAGCAAAATGCTGCCGGCCTCGCTCACCACCGAGTTCGGCCCGCGCGCCGGTCTCGCCGGCTTCGACAACTTCTACCTCAACACGAGGTGGACGGGTGCCGGCGCCAACATCTACGCCGCGGCCGTCACGCCGGGCGCCGTCGCGCTCCTGACCGGCCTGCCGGAAGCGGTCCCGTCCATGTTCGGCGAGGCGATCCAGCAGCAGGTCATCTCCGTCCCGCTCGGTGGCCGCGGCACCATCAACCAGGGCGCGCTGTCCACGCCCACGGTGCAACTCCTCCAGACGACCTGGATGAGCACGGCGACCCGCACGATGTGGATCTCCTACGACTGGATGCAGGGCGCCGCCGCCATCGGCGACAACTCCGCCGCCGTCGTCATCAAGCACACGTAAAGTGGCGGGAGCATCCTGCTCCCAAATCTTTTCCGCCCACCCCGCCGAGGTTTGTATCGGTTCGCAGCCCGCCCTTACCGGCGGGCTGTTTTTTTGACCACAGATCAAACCGGATCACGCTCTTCCGGCTTGGAGCCTTCATCTGGTTTGGATCCGGTTTTATCTGTGGTCACCGCCTTGGTCGGCTTGACACGCGCGCAGGTGTTGCACGTATGAACTTCCCCCCGCATCCCATCGCGGCGGCCGCGCCCGCCCAAGTCAAACGCAGCACGCGCCCCGAAAACGGCGTCGCCGTCGAAATCTTCGACCGCCGCCAGCGATTCCAGATCGCCACCCCCGCCTACGGCAACCTCTCCACCGAGGTCTACCTCGAGAGCCTCCGCGCGTGCGAGCGCGCACCGTCGGCCCGGTTCCGCAACGCCGACGGTAGCGTTTCCTTGGATACGGTCTTCGCCGGCTACCTCGAGAACGGCAGCAGCGGCCGGCTGACGGTCGGCAACGATTCCCACATCGACCGCGCGCGGAATATCCTCGCCAATCACTTCGTCGTTCAGAACCAGACCGACTGGCTGCTCTGGGTCGATGGCGACATCCAGTTCCTCCCGCCCCACATCGCCCGCCTCTTCCAGCACGCGATGAACGGCTACAAGATGGTCGCCGGGCACTACGCGATGAAGTGTTTGCAACCGACCTTCGTCGCCAACGTCGCCCGCGGCGCCCGGCCGGATCCGACGACCGGCTTGATCGAGTTGTCCGATGCCGGCACCGGCTGCTTGCTGATGCACCGCGATGTCTTCCTTGCCCTGCAGGACCATCCCGAGGTCAAGCCCTACATCTGCGCGCCCAACACGCCCTTCGCCGGCCAGATTCACTTCAGCTACTTCGGTAGCGGCGTCTACGGGCCCAAGATTCCCGAGTCCGACCTTACCCCCGCGCAGCTCGCCACGCTCCGCGGCTGGAAGCACTACCAAGGCGACGGCGTCTCCCACTGGCTCTCCGAAGACTGGAAGATCTGCCGCTTCTGGCAGGAACTCGGCGGCAAGGTGTACGGTGACACCGAGATCAAGCTCCGCCACTTCGGCAATCTCCTCTACCCGCCCACCGTGGCCGAACTCGAGGGCGCCGTCATCCACCTCCTCGAGCACAACCACCCCGCCGTCGACCGCGCGCGCCTCGCCAAAGCCCTCGCGCCCCAGGCCGCCGCCGCGTGAGCCAGATCCACGACCTCAAATCCGAATCCGCCGGGCTGATCGCGCAACTCGACGCCGTGATCAGCACCGTCCGCGCCTACTGGCTAGAATCGTCGCCCAACAGCAAAGAACGCCGCCACTGGATGACTCGCATGAACGAACTTCTCGACCAACGCATTCACCTCATGCGCCTCCGAGATCCCAATCCGTTGACCACAGATTGCACACATAAAACCGGATAAGTCCCCGGCCGCGCTGCCTTCATCCTGCCTTTATCTGTGAAATCTGTGGTTAAAACTTCCGGCAGTTTGCAATGAAAACCATCTCCACGTTCAACGCCCTCCATTTAGGCGACAACCTCGTCCATCTGCACTTCCTGCGCAAACTCGCGCAGGCGTATCCAGACACCCACTTCATCCACGGCGCCCCCGACCACCACCTGGCGCAACTTTACCCCGTCTGGCAGGATCTCGAAAACCTCACCGTCAAAAGCATTGGCGAGGTCGGCCAGGGCGCCATCAACGGCTGGCGCGGCGCCGGCGGCCACTGGTACGCCCACCCGCAGCGCAACGACTTCGTCGCCTACCACCTCGACTGGTTCCGCCACCTCGCGCGCGCCATGGGCCTCGAGTCGCCGATCCACTGCGGCCGCGACATGCTGTTTGACTACCCGGCGCTGCGTCCCCCGCAGCTCCGCTACCCGCTGGACTTCCTCATTATCAACAGCCCTCCCTCATCGGGCCAGTGGCAGGGCTTCGATGGCGCCGGCTTCGCCCGGCTCGCTCGTAGCCTGGCGGAAAAGTACAGCGTTCTCACGACGGCCCCGTGCGGCGGCAACATTGGATGCACGCAAGACGTCGGCGGCGACATCACCCACATCGGCATGGTCTCGCACCGCGCCCGCTGCATCATCGGCTGCGTCACCGGCCCGATGTGGCCCTGCCTCAACCAGTGGAACGCCGACACCGTCGCGCTCCGCGTGCACCTCCTCGACCAGGAGCGCGTCGACTACATCCCCGAGCGCACCGTCCACTGCAACAGCCTCTCGCTCGTCCCCGAAATCCTGCGCGACCGCGGCCTCCTTTGAGCTCCAAGCCTTTCAACCACAGATCACACAGATAAAAGCAGCATCCAGCCGCAAAGTTTGATGCCTTCATCCGGTTTGCATCCGGTTTTATCTGTGGTCCAAAAAATGACCTACAAGGAATCCCTGACCGCCGCCATGTCCGCCCTCGCCGCGGATCCGCTCACGCGGTTCGTCGGCTACGGCATGGCCAAGGGCGGCGCCCTCGGCACGCTGCGCCACGTCCCGCGCGAGCAGATCGTGGAAACGCCCGTGGCGGAAAACCTCCTGCTCGGCGTCGCCACCGGCCTCTCCCTCGCCGGCCTCCGCCCGGTCGCCTACATCGAGCGGATGGACTTCCTCCTCAACGCCCTCGACTGCCTGGTCAATCACCTCGACAAAGCCGCAAACCTCTCCCGGGGCGAATTCACCCCCGCGGTGATCGTCCGCATCACCGTGGGCAATCACACCAAGCCTCTCTTCACCGGCCCGCCGCACGTTCAGGACTTCAGCCTCGCCCTGCGTTGGATGCTCAAGGAGACGCCCGTCATCCAGCTCGAGGCCGCCGACGACATCGCCGGCATCTACGCCGCCGCCCGCGAACAACAGCTCCGCGGCGAGTCCACCGTGCTGGTCGAGTACAAGGATCTGATCTAATCGCGAAAACGCGGAAGAGCGAAACCACAAAATTCCGCGCCTCCGCCTTTTCGCGCTTTCGCGATAAATAAAATGATCCAGCACACTGCCCAATCTCTCATCGCATTCGAAAACCGCATCAAAGCCCACTGGGAAGCCGGCCGCCTGCCCAGCCTGATCCACCTCTGCGGCGGCAACGAAGACCACCTGCTGGAAATCTTCGCCCGCATCCGCCCCGGCGACTGGGTCTTCTCCACCCACCGCAACCACTACCACGCCCTGCTCTGCGGGATGCCCGAGGCCGAACTCGAGCAGGCGATCATCGATGGGCGCAGCATGTTTACCTTCCGGCGCGCGCGAAAGAATGCAGACGCAAACATCTACTCGAGCGCCATCCTTGCCGGCACCTGCGGCATCGCCGCCGGCGTGGCCTACGCCTGCCGCCCGATGCTCCACGATCGCGCGCACCTTGCGCCTAAAGTCTGGTGCTTCCTCGGCGACGGCGCCGAAGAGGAGGGACACTTCTACGAGGCCGCCCTCTTCGTCGAGGCCAACGCCCTGCCTTGCACCTTCATCATCGAAGACAACGCCCGTCAGGTCGACACGCCCAAGGACCACCGCCGCACCGGCCGCGCCGCTACGCCGCTCGACCACTTCCACTGCGTGCGCCGCTACCACTACACCCCGACCTACCCCCACGCCGGCAGCGGCTGCAAACACTTCATCACCTTCCAGCCCGAAGCGATCGAAAGACTCAAACGCCAAACCGTTTGACCACAGATTACACAGATCCCAGCCGGATAAAAGCTCAGGCGTCGGTGCCTTTATCCTGCCTTTATCTGTGAAATCTGTGGTCAAAACTTCCGAGCCTTCCGCATGAAAGCAGCATTACTCACCCGCCATAACGCCCCCCTCAAGATCGCCGACATCACTCCGATGCCGCTCGACTTCGGCCAAGTGCTCGTCCGCGTGCTGGTCTCCGGCATCTGCGGCGCCCAACTCCAAGAAATCCGCGGCGAAAAGAAAACCGGCCCGCTTCCGCACCCGCTCGGACACGAGGGCTGCGGAATCGTCGAGAAGATCGGCCCCGGCGTCACGCGCGTGCGCGAGGGCGACAAGGTGGTCATGCACTGGCGCAAAGCCGCCGGCATCGAGAGCGATTTCCCGAAGTATCACTACCAGAGCGCCACGATGACGAGCGGCCTCGTCACGACCTTCGCCGAGCAGGCGATCTGCTCCGAGAACCGGCTCACCCCGGTCCCTGCCGACACCAACCCCACGGTCGCCGCGCTGCTCGGCTGCTCGGTGTCCACCGCCCTTGCCACGGTCGAGAGCGAGGCCCGCTGGGGCGAGCGGGTGCTCGTGATCGGCGCCGGCGGGCTGGGGATGGCGCTGCTGGGCGCCCTCGAGATGGTCGAGCCCACGCGCCTTGTCTGCTGCGATCTCCACGAGGACAAGCGCCTCCCAACCGAGCTGCAGGGCGCCGACTTCGTTAACCTCGCCGCGGCGGAAAAGGTCACCGGCCCCTTCGACCTCGTCATCGATACCGCCGGCGCGGTGGACACCATGGATCACGCGCTCGAGCAACTCGCGCCCAGCGGCCGGTACGTCATGATCGGCCAGCCCGCGCCCGGCAAGCCCGTCTGCGTGCGCAACGCGCGGCACCTGTTCGAAGGCGAAGGCAAGCAGATCAAGGCGACCCAGGGCGGCGGCTTCCGCCCCGATCGCGACATCCCCCGCTACCTCAAGCTCGCCTCCTCGATCATGTTTCACCGCATGGTCACCCACGTCTTCCCCCTCGATAAAATCAACGCCGCCCTCGACCTCGTCGTCGCCGGCGCCGCCGGCCGCGTCATGATCGAATGCAGCCCGCCCCAAGCCCTGCAGCAAGCCGCCTGACCCAATCCATTTAACCACAAATCAAACCGGATTTAAACCGGATCAAACCCTTCCGGCTTGGTGCCCTCATCTGGTTTGAATCCGGTTTTATCTGTGGTTAATCTTTTATGAGCACCGCCATTCTGATCTCCGGCCAACTGCGCACCTTCGCCAAGTGCTGGCCCACTCAACGCTGGCACGTCCTGCGTCACTTTGCCGATCCTCACTTCTTTATCACCGTCCAAGACGGTCCCGAGATCCAACTCACCGACGACCTCCGCCGCGAGTTCGGCGCCGACCGCGTGCACGTCGACGGCCGGCAGGACCCCGACCTTTCCGACCACCTCACCCCCGAGCTCGCCGCTGCCTACCACCAAGCCCCCTACGCCAACGCTGCCCCCGCGCACCAGCTCCTCCTGCAGCACTGGTATCAGGCGGAGTGCTGGAAGCACTTCCGCCAAGTAACAAGTGACAAGGCTTCAAGTAACAAGTTTGAAACCATCATCCGTATGCGTGCGGATCTCTGGTTTCACAGTATGGATTGGGATCCTGTCGATCCTGTTCATCCTGTCTCCTGCTTTACGCCTTGGTGGGGCCGCTTCGGCGGGATCAACGACCGCTTCGCCATCATGGGCCCGCTCGCCGCGCAGACCTATTGCAACACCTTCGCCGCCATCCCCGAACTGCTCGCCGCCGGCTGCCCGTTCCATCCCGAAAGCCTCGTCAAAGCCAACCTCGAGCGCGGGAGCATCGACCTCCACGAAACCCTCCGCACGGAATTCACCACCCTCCGCACCAACGGCCAACACCGCCCGCCCGAGATCATGCCCTGGGACATCGCCCACGCGGCCCTCCGAGCATCCTGAAAAACGACAGGATGCACAGGATTCACAGGATTCACAGGATTCGATCCTGTCCATCCTGTCCATCCTGTCTTGCCCCGGTTTGACACTCCCCGCGTAGTTGCCAGCCCTAGTTCATTCGTGCCCTGCCCCCGTCCGCCTAGCGGGCGGGGGCTTTTCTTTTCCCTGTGTCTTACTCAAACATCCTCGCCCAAGCCGCCAAGCAAGCTCAGGCGATCCTCGCCCCCATGGCGGACCCCGACGACTCCGGCGCGTTCACCATCGGCGGCGACGCCTACAAGGGCGTCCTCAACCTCCGCACCGTCGGCATGGAGCCCGGCCCCAATGGTCTCAAGCGCATCGAGGAACTCGAGATCGTCGCCACCCGCGCCCAGTGGGACACCGCCCCCGAAGCCGCCCCCCGCTTCGGCGTCACCGCCCTCGGCCGCAGCTGGTGGTGCACCAAAGTCTCCCCCGCCGGCCCGTGCTGGTCGCTGGCATGTGTTCCGGCCTGAGCCGGAACATCCTGAGCAAGCGCAGCGCGTCGAAGGATCCCACCTCATGGTCACCACCGCCCAAATTGATTCGCCCGAGCTGGCCAAGCTCCCCACCGCCCTCCGCGCGATCGCAGGGGCCACGGGCGTCGCCGCCAACAAGGTCGTCGAAGGGTTTGCCGGTGTCGTGCTCAAGGCGTGCGCGGGCGAGACTGCCGTCGCCAGTGTGCCCAACACGCAGGTCCGTTCCCAGTATCGCCTGATGGCTGATTTGGGACTGACCGGCGGCAAGCACGCCACGGCGCTCGACATCGTGACGATCAACTCCGGCGCCAAAGCCGCGTTTGGCCGCGTCTTCCTGCGCACCAGCACCGGAAGCTGGCGCCGAACCCACGAGGCAAACTTTCGTCCGGTCGCCGGCATCCCGTCCAAAGGCCGAAAAAAACTCGGCGACCACTACTCCGATTATGAGTGGCTCGTGATCCGCTCCGCCATCGGCGCCGTGCGCTCCGGCTTGGCCGGCGCCCGCGAGGCCGGCCGCCGCACGCGCGCGCTCGGTCGTCAGGCGTGGGTGCAGATCGGCGACACGCTGGGGATTCGCCTCGAGGACGTCCGCGGCGGTGGCCGCATCTCGAGCAGTGCGATCAGCCAGGCCCGCGGCGCCGTGAGCTACCGCGGTCGCGCCTATCAGAACGGACTCTCCCGGCGCGAGGAAAGCCAGCAGGGCATCATGCTGACCCTCATCAACCGCTACCCCGCCGGCCGCCGCATAGGCATGGATCGCACGCTGCGTTCCGTCCTTCTCGGCCAATCGGCCTTCTTCGAGAAAAACCTCGCCCTCGGGGTGTTCAACTCGATCGAACAAACCGTCCGCGCGTATCCGTTTCTCAAAGCTAGTTTTTCCTCCTCCTGATCATGGACCCCTGGATCTTCGAAGACAATCTGCAGAACGTCTGCTTCACCGGCCTTACCGCCCGGGGCATTCCCCATGGGTCGACGCGCGCCAACAGCGAAAACACGCAGGACCGGGTCGAGGTCACCGCGACGGGGTTTTACGAGGCATCCGCCCGTATGACCCAGAGCGCCGGCGGCGAATGGTTTCGCAACCACTACTCCGGCGTCCTCGCCTTCGGCGTCTTCACCCAGCGCGCCGGCGCCAATGCGGTCAACCACAACGTGTGGGTGTCGAACATCCGCAACATGATGTCGCGCCCGACCCAATTCTTCACGGGCAACAACCTGCCGTGCTACACGGTCCTTCGCGTCTCCGAAACGGCTTCGGATCCTGAAATCGAGGTCAAGACCGACGCTGACCACACCCCGCTCACGTACATCGTCGAAATGGAAATCGTGGGCAGTCAGGTGACGTAGTGCGTCGCACCATCCCTTCGACAGGCTCAGGGACTCGCTTCGCTCGTTTGACACCCTCGCCAACGGCAACGCCCCATGCCGCTGCCATATTCCACCTCCGCCAACCTGCCTTACGGGTCTCGTATCCTCACGATCAACGGCGTCAGCTACATCGCGACCAACTTCCGCGTGCAGAAGGCCGGCCGTCTGCTCGAGCGATTCGATCACCTCGCCGCCCCGAGTGGCGCCGTCCTGCTCGATGCGCCCTACACCGGCTCGGCCGAGATCCAGGTCGCCAACACCAACATCGCGTTTCCGAACGTCTCGATGACGTTCTCAGCGCGGGTCGAGCAGGAGAACACCAACGTCAACTTCTTCATCACGGAGTCCGGCGTCCCCGAAGCCTTCGACCAGTTCAAGAACTGCGACATCAGCTTCCGCGAGGCCCGCTAGTAGCGGGAGCATCCTGCTCCCGATGTGACAGCCCCGGACTCCGACCGGCCGCCCTCAGCGGAGTCGAAGGGCCGGGGCTTACTGTTTGCCCAGATGCCCATCACCGTCGAACAACTTTGGTCTGACAAATACGCCGCGCTCCACGCCGCCGCCGAGGCGGAGGAGGCGGCGCGCCGCGCGGAGGATTTCATCGACGTCGCCCGCACCGTCTGCGGCCTCGAGCTGCGCCCGCTGACGCCCCGGGATCTGCTGCACCTCGACTACGCCGGCTCCCCGTTTATCCGCGGCGGCGAGATCAAGGAGTGCCACATTCCGCAGTTCCTCTGGCAACTCTGCGACCCCCAGCCGCAGGGATGGTGGGCGGAGCGGAAGTTTTTCCGCCATGTCGGCGACCTGATCTATGCGGACTCCGTCGTTGAGATCCGCCGCTACCTCGACCGCACGTTTGCCGATGCGCCGCGGGCGGGTGGTGGTGGTGGTGGCGGGGAATCAGAACCCATCGGCACGAGCTTTGTCGCCCCGCTGATCGTTCGCATCGCCGCCGGCATTCCGTCGCTGACGCCCCTCGCGATCATGGACACCCCCATCGCGCAGCTCTTCCAGTTCCGCAAGATCCTCGCCATCGAAGCCGGCGCCAAACTGAGCGACCGCGGCGCCGCCGCCGGCCTGCTCGCCCAGTGCCTCGATGAAGCGAATCGTCTGAACGCTGAATCGAGCCCAAGCGAGATTCACCCTGAGCCTGTCGAAGGGCTGAATCAGGTCGAAGGGCTGAACCATGGCTGAAATCATCGCCAAGCTCGGCCTCAACTCCGCGCGCTTCCAGCAGGGCCTGACCGACGCCGAGCGCGGCTGGGAAGCGTTCGGACAAAAACTCCGGCGGCGTCCCATCGAGGTCATCCCCTCCAAGTCCGCGCGCGATTCCGCGGAGGTGTTCCAGGAGATCGAGCGCGCCCACCGGCAGCACCTCGGCGTCCTGAACCGAGACCGCCTCGAGCGCGCCATGGCGAGCGGCGCCGGTGGCATCGGCGATCGCGCCGGCAAGTCTGCCGCGGAAAGCGCATCCGCCTTCAGCGCGCTTCTCCCGCCGCTTCCGGTCGTAGAGCGGCGCGCCAATGGCATTCTCGGTTTGCTCCGGAGAAAGTTTAGCGCGACTGACATCTTCAAGGACGCCTTTCGGAGCTTTGGTGTCGGCCTGGGCGTGGGCGGAATCGCCGCCATGGTGGCGGAACATTTCCAGACCGCCGCCGCCAGTGCCAAACAACTCGCCGGGCACACCAACGAAATGTATCAGGGCACTCTGCGCCTGATCGGCGTCGCGGGCGGGCCCACGCGCGAGCTGGAAATGCAGGCCCGCCAGTTCAAGGAACTTAACCGCGACATCGAAGACCAGCGTCGCTTGCTCGCGAGCTTCTCCATCCTAGACAAGGTCCGCAACCCCGGCCTGATGCTGGAGCAGGAGCAGGCGCTCCAGTCGCTGATCAAGCAGCAAAGCGACCTGGCAGCGGCGATCGACATCACGACGATCCAGGAGAACCGCCGGACCGAGGCGCTCAAGCGCCAGCAGGTCTTTGCCACCAACCTCGCCAACATCGAACTTCGCCACGGCGTGGAGGCCATGAAGTTTGACGAGCGCCGCCGGGCGCTGGTCGAGGAATACAACGTGCTCCGCTCGCAGGGGGCCTTGCCTTCGACACTCCAAGAAAACGCCAACCGGCAGGCGGCGCTGGAAAAAGAGCGGGAAATCTTTTTCCGCAACGAACGCGAAAAACGGGAGGACTTGGCCCGCACGGCTCGGCTCGATTCTGAAATGGCCGCGGCTGAACTGCGCAACGCTGGCGATGTGGAGAAGAAGCAACTCCGGCTAAATGCTCTGCGCCGTGAGTACGCGGTGATCCAGCAGCGCGCGACCGTCGGTTCCGCCGGCATGGCCAACCTGAACGAGCAGCGGCGGCTCGAGAACGAAATCGCCATCGATCAGCGCAATGCTGGCAGCGCGCGCCGCTCTACGCTGGTTGAGCTCGGCTCGTCGCTATCCACGGGCCGCGCCATCGCCCCGCGCTCCCGCGGGCGCAGCGAGAAGGAGCGGATCGCCGACCGTGGCGAATCGTATCGGATGCAGGCGGATGAAGCCGTGCGCACGGGTAAGAGCCCGGAATACGTAGCCCGCCTCACCAAGATGGCCACGCGCGACTTCGAGAAAGCCGGTGGTCGCGCCGAGAAGTCGCTCAAGCAGATCGACAAGACCGACCCCGCCGTCGGCCAGCTCATCCGCATTCACAAGGCCCTCGAGGAAATCAACAAGAACCTCGCCCCCACTGACACCGAGAAATGAGCCTGCCCTCTTTCATCACCGCCGTCGGCCAGCCAGCGTTTACCACCGAGGCGCGCGTCTCTGACTACGTCATCACGCAGGCCCTCGGCGCCAACGAGCCGACCGCGCTTTTCATCAAAGCCCGCTACTGGCAGACGCGCGCCGACTACGCGCGCCCCGCGGTCAACTCGACCCTCACCTACGACAACGGCGCCGGCGCCGACGTCACCGCTTACTTCGTCGACGACGTCGAGTTTCAGGATGTCGGCGGCGGCGTTCAAGAGTGGACGCGCACCTGGGCCACCATCCCCGCCACCTGGCAGGAGCCCGGCGGCACGTTTGCATTCACGTTTCCCGCCTACCCCGCCGGCGTCGCATTCGGCACCATTTTCGCCGCCACCGGGGCCATCGCCAACGGCAACTTCTACACGGTCAACACCAACGCCACCAACATCGTCGCCAACGACACGGTGATGTTCGACCTGAGCTACCTGCGCAGCAGCCAGAACTACCACCTCACTTTTGTCGCGGCTGCCAAGTACGCCAGCAGCGGCACCAACGTAGGCATCGCCAAAGTCCTCCCCGGCGCCGGCACCTTCAGCAGCGTCAGCGGCACCGTGCGCGAGTGGAGCACGGGACGCACCACCGCCGAGTCGCTCGCGGTCGATTCCTTCGTCATTCACGAGTACGCGATCTGCGACGAAACCACGGCCGACATCCTGCTCCCCCAGGTCGACGCCTTCTCGCCCGTCAACTCCACCGGCTACCCGGTCGACACCCTCTCCACCGGCACCGCCACCTATCCCAACTCGACCACCTACGCCAGCATGGTGGCCGCCGGCAGCCTGATCGTCGCCCAACGCTCCGACCGCCGCAAGTACGCCGGCAACATCTGGGAGCGAACGACGCTGGTAGTGGCGGCGCGCTGATTTTTAACCACAGATTTCACAGATCCAAACCGGATAAATTCAACCTGCCTTTATCTGTGCTCATCTGTGCCATCTGTGGTTAAGCCTGTATGGGGAAACTAGACTCACTTCGCATCGACGACAGCCCCCTCGCCTTCGCCGGCTTCGCCGCGAAGCACAACGCCCTCGTCGACCTCCTCGCCGGCATGGTCGGCCAGAACGGCATCGACATCGTCATGGCCGAGAAAAACGCCATCATCCGCGCCAACATCGCCGCGGGGCCGCCAGGCAACGTCGCCGCCAACACCGCCAACCTCGTCGGCTCCACCGGCTACCTCGCCAACGCCTACGTGGCCAACGCCAACATCGGCACGTTTCCGACTACGCTCCGGGCCGTCCACGTCGCCTCCGGCGTTTACATGGAAATGGGCTCACCGGGCGGCTTGCCGGGAATCAGGATGGTCGGCACGCACTCGCTGGAGCTCTTGGAGAGCAACCTCACCCAGAGCATGTCGATCCGCGAGATCGACGTCTGCGACGCCGGCGTCACCAAGAAAATGCTCGTCTTGGGAAGTGCCCCCTACGTTTAACCTATGGCGGTCTACATCAAAGCCGATGGCTGTTCTTGTGGATGTGATTTCAGCCTCTACCTGGAAGGCGGCGATGCTGGATGGGACACCACCTACGACTTGATCACGGGAGGCGGATCAATTTTGGGCGCGGGCTCGCTCGAGATAGACTGGGTCTTCAACACCAAAGCGGACCGGCTTCAGGTTTACTTGAACGGATCCGGCACTGCGGCCTACGACACCGGATGCACCACCGGCACCGGAGGCACGACGCTGGCCCTCCCGGCTTGCTCGAGCACCGTGCGCTTGGTTATTACGCCCAACTGCCTCGGCGACACGGCCACGTTTTGGTCCTTTGACGTGGTGTGCAGTGTGCCATGACCACAAAGCGCATACCTGTTACTGATCTGGAAGCGTACTGCGCCGCCTATGGGCCCGAACTGGTCAACGCTATCCGCCTTCAATTTCCCCATGCAGATGGCGCGCACCAGATACCTCTGGATCAATGGTACCGACTGGCGCGCTCCGTCCGGCGCAAATCGCCGCCGCGCGGCCTCGGCGACCTCGTCGCCGCCGTCGCTCAGCCCATCGCCCGAGCGATCGATGCCGCCGCCGGCACGAAGCTCGCCGAGTGCGGCGGCTGCAAGAAGCGCCGCGCCGCCCTGAACCGGATCCACCTGTGATCACCACCGCCCTGGTCTCGTTCCTCGTGCTCACCGGGCTCGGCGTCTTCCTGCTCGGCCTCGCCCGGTTTATCGATCTCTTCCGGGCAAGGCATTAACCACAGATCAAACCGGATCCAAACCGGATGAAGGCTCCAAGCCCAAAGGTTTTATCCGGTTTGAATCCGGTTTGATCTGTGGTTAAAAACTCCGGCCTGATCCCCCATTGACACGTCTCGGTTTTGCAACCGTGACCATCTACCTCGTCAAAGGATACCTCGACGTAGCCGCGACGAGTCTCGCGGACGCGCAAGCTTTGCTCGGCGCCCTCGCTGACCCCGCCGATGCCGACAACGCCGCGACTATCGACCGCGTCGTCGGCAAGGTCGAGACGCTCATCCAATCCGACACCGGCGAACCGCTGGTGATCTCGTCCATCGATGACACCGCCGGCACGATCTCGAGCTGGATCACCGACGGATCCACCACCCTCGTCGCCGGCCTGGGCGACCCCGACCCCACGCAGTCGTTCACCTACGCGAGCACGCTCGGGTTTTCTATCTCCGGCAACACCCGCGTCGGCACGCTCGCCCTCAACACCGAGGAGCTAAACCGCGCCATCGGGCTGATTCGGCCCTACCGGCACTTCACCCTGCAGCTCCGCAAGACCACCGGCGGCACGACGCAGACGATGGGCCTGCTCAACGTCCAGGTGAAGCCCGGCGTGCTGACCGGCTCCCCCGCGACGCTCGACGTCGCGACGTACCTCGAGACCACCACCGCCCGCGCCGGGTACGTGATCAACCTCTCCGGCGTCACCAGCCTCACCGGCGGCGGCGCCACCACCCTCGACGGACAGGACGCCGGTAGCACCACCTTCCCCATCGGCTGCATCGTCGCTCTCACCGAAGCCGTCACCGGCGCGCCGGACATCCTCCGCTTCTACAAGCTCAAGAGCACCTACGTCGCCGCGAGCGACGTCGACAACGGCATCGTCAAACCGACCAACGCCGACG